TGATTCTCATACTGGACACGGATTAGCAATAAATTCAAACGCATCTAACGCTTATACATCTATGTATATGGGTGCTGATGATAGTGTTGATGCTGCATATATACAATCAGCAGGAAGAAACACATCTTTTACGAGTAAGAAATTACTATTAAATCCAAATGGAGGAAACGTAGGAATTGGAGTTACACCAACAGCACACTATGGAGGGTATGAAGTCTTAGATATTGGAAACAGTTTATCATTAATATCTAATAATACTTCTACTAATGTTTCTATACTTACTAATAATGCTTATCTAAATTCAGGAGCTACTGCTTGGGTTCGTAAAGCTGCTGATGAAGCTACAATGTATGAACAAGTGTCAGGGGAACATAGGTTTAGTAATGCAGGTTCGGCAGCTGCAGGAGCAGCTATAAGTTGGTCAGAAAGAATGCGTATAGATAGTTCTGGAAACGTAGGAATTGGAGTAACACCTTTTGCACATACATTAGGGACGTCTGTTTCATTGGATTTAAAAGGTAATGGTGGAATATGGGGTTATGCTGGTGCAACTTATGTAAATTCAAACGCTTATTATGATAGCGGATGGAAATATAAATCAACAGCACCTGCAGCAGTTTTACAGGTAGGTGGTTCATCACAAGAATTAACTTTTAGACAAGCAGTAAGCGGAACAGCGGGTAATCCTATAACATATACTCAACCTTTTACAATAGATACTAGTGGAAACGTCGGAATAGGAACACTTTCTCCTGATCAAGTAGGGTATGGTTATAAAGTGTTAACTATAATGGGTGGTACTACAGCAGGTTATGCTGGTGTTTTAGAATTGCTTACACCAACAACAGATACTAATGGACAAAATTTAGGTATTATATCTTTTGGTAGCGGTGGTACAAGAAATGCAATGATAGGAGCCGTTAGACAATCAGGAAATAACAACGGTAAATTGGAGTTTTGGACTTCAGCAGGAGCACCTGGTATTCAAAGGAGAATGACTATTGATGCTGATGGACAAGTAGGAATAGGAACTGATCAACCCCGAACTAAATTTGAAATATTTAGACCAGCGGGCCAATCAAGTACCCCTCAATTAACTCTTGGAACAGGAGAAAATAGCAGTGTAGATTATTCTTTAGCAACAGATACTGTTTCAGCAGGAGATTTTTGTATATTAAGTGGAGTATCAAATACTTCTTCTGCAATAAAAATGCGTTTTCAAGGTAACGATGTTTTTTTTGGAACACCAACTTCAACCTACCCATCAACTAATAACTTTGTGCATATAAATACTCAATCTGGTGTTAGTATGATAATAGGTGGTCATAGTGGAACTCATACTGCAGTTCAATTTAGACATAATGGATCAACAGTATGTGGTGCAATAGTAATAACTTCAACTAGTACTTCTTATAATTCAGGAAGTTCAGATAAAAGATTAAAAAAGAATATAACTAATTGGAATGAAAATATTTTAGATAAATTTAAAGATTTACAACCTAAAGAATTTCATTTTAACAATCAAGATAATACAGAAAAAAAACAAAAAGGTTATATAGCACAAAATGAAGTTGATAAATTTCCAGAAGCATATCCTTTAGTTGAAGATGAAGAAAGTGGAGAAAAAAGATACCAATTTAATCCATCAGGAATGAATATATATTTAATGAAAGCAATACAAGAACTAGAAGCTAGAATAAAAATATTAGAAAATAAATAAATAAAAAAATTTCATATATTTATAAGAATAATGTGGCGTAGTAAAATAAATTTCATATATTAGGCTATAATAAAAATTAAACTTTAAAATTAAAAAAATGAGTACAATCAAGTTATCAGAAGAAGAATTAGAAAAATTAAAAAAAGCAGATGGTGAAAATAGAAATATCACTTTCTCTTTAGGTCAAGTAAAAGTTCAACAAGCAATTTTAGAAGGCCAAAATGCTCAACTTTTAGAAGAATTAGCTAAATTACAAAAAGATTCAAATGAAGTTGCTAAAGAGTTACAAGATAAGTATGGTATTGGGAATATAGACCTTGCTACTGGAATATTTACTAAAGACGAAACGCAAAAAGTAGATTCAAAGTAGTTTTTTGAAAAGGTTTTCAATATTTATAATAAAATAATATTAAAAACAACATATAAAAATGGCAGAAACTTTATTATCTCCAGGGGTATTGGCGAGAGAAAATGATCAATCCTTTATACAAGGTCAACCTGTTGAAAGAGGTGCGGCTATAATTGGTCCTTCTACAAAAGGTCCTGTTGAAATTCCTACAATAGTAGGTTCATTTAGTGAATACACAGCAGTTTTTGGAGGATCTGTAGAAAGTGGATCTAATCTTTATTCATATTTTAATTCAATTGCTGCTAGTAATTATTTTCAAAATGGAGGGAATTCATTATTAGTAACAAGAGTAACATCAGGTTCTTTTTCACCCGCAGTAAGTTCAACAATAGCTACAGGGTCAGGAGGCCCTACTAGTGGTTTATCTCCTTTTGTTTTAGAAACAATTTCAGAAGGTGCAATTATGAATACAGGTACTACTTTATTAAGTGGTGGTGCTTTAGAATCAGGTTCATCTGATAATATTAGATGGGAAATTGCAGGTGTAAATACTAGTTCAGGAACATTTAGTTTATTAATCCGTAGAGGAGATGATACTACAAATAGTAAAATAGTAGTAGAACAATATAATAACTTATCATTAGATCCTTATTCTTCAAATTATATATCTAAAGTAATTGGTGATGTAGATCATACATTAGTAAATGATGGTTCTGATTATTATATTCAAGAAAGTGGATCTTATGCTAATGCATCAAGATTTGTAAGAGTAAAACAAGTAAATTATAATACTCCTAGATATTTTGATAATACTGGAACAGCTAAAAATGAATTTACAGGATCTCTACCAGTAGTAGGATCAGGTTCCTTTAGTGGGGCAGTAGGTTTAAATATTCCAACAGGAAGAGCTGCTAATTACTATAATAATATTTCTAGTGCAGATTCACAAGGATTAGAAGGAACAGATTATACTAATGCTATTTCATTAATGTCAAACGTTGATGAGTACAAATATAATGTAATTGCAGTTCCTGGATTATTAAATTCAGAACATTCTACACAGATTACTAGTATAGTAAATAATACAATTGCTAGAGGAGATTCAATTTCTGTTGTTGATTTAGTTAAATACAATACAGCAATTGCTTCAGCAATAACACAGGCATCTGGATTTGATTCTAGTTATGCTGCTACATATTGGCCTTGGTTACAAACTATTGACCCAAATATTGGGGAACAAGTTTGGGTACCTGCTTCAACAATGATTCCTGGAGTATATGCATTTACAGATGCTTCAAGTGATCCTTGGTTTGCACCCGCTGGTATTACTAGAGGGGGATTAGGTCAAGTAACAAGAGCTGAAAGAAAATTATCTGCTGGAAATAGAGATGATTTATATGAAGCTAATATTAACCCAATTGCTACTTTCCCACAATCAGGAGTAGTAGTATTTGGTCAAAAGACACTACAGAAAAGAGCTAGTGCTTTAGATAGAATTAATGTTAGAAGATTATTAATTTCACTTAAAAGTTTTATTTCTCAAATCGCAGATAATTTAGTATTTGAACAAAATTCTGCATCAACAAGAAATAATTTCTTAAGTCAAGTTAATCCTTATTTAGAATCAGTTCAACAAAGACAAGGATTGTATGCTTTTAAAGTAGTAATGGACGATACTAACAATACACCAGATGTAGTTGATAGAAATGAATTAATAGGTCAAATATTTATTCAACCAACTAGAACTGCTGAATACATAATGTTAGACTTTAACGTATTACCAACAGGAGCTACATTCCCAGCATAAAAAATATAAAAATAGAATATTTATAATAAAATAAAAACATAAAATGGCAATATTAGATCCAAACGAAATATTTTTTACAGCTTTTGAGCCAAAACAAGCTAATAGGTTTATAGTATACATTGATGGTATTCCATCATATGCTGTAAAAGGAATGGGAGCTGTATCATTAACTCAAGGAACTGTAGCCTTAAATCA